CGATAATGTCACATTTCTCCGGAAGAACGGTTAAATCTTCCTTAATTCCGTCGCCGCAGACAAAAATCTTGTTGCGTCGCGCCCACCAACGGTTCGCCGCAAGGCCAATGCTGGTATTACTGGCGGTAATGGCTTCCGCGATTGTTGCAAACGGATGGTCGGGAGAACCTGAGCCCGTCGCCGCAACATTCAGGTCAACATAATACTTTCCGGCTTTGGGGCCTTCATAGTCATTGACCATCAGGAAATCCGAAATCGGGCGGGATGCCCTCGGTCCACCTACTGATAAAATTCTTTCACTCATGGTTTTATCCTTTCCCCGGATCTCATGAAACATCCGGACAGCTTAAAGGGTTAAAGGGGCGGTTGCCCGCCCCCGTTAATACTTATGTAGGAACGGTCAAATTGGTGTGTCTGACCTGCATCTGCCGGTTCGTGCAAATGAGATTGCCGCGGAAACGGGTATCGGCCGAAAGGTTGTCCGGCTGGCCCAAAATTCCCTTGTGCATCCACACGGGATTCGTGAAATTGTAATCCTTGTGTGCTCTTAAATGCAGGAAACGGAGATTCAGGGCGTCGAAATACCCGCTGGTCTGGTAGGTATCGGCAACAATCGGAGCACCCTTGTGCACGATGTTGTTCCAGCCGGCTTTGACAATTTCCTCATTGGCATATCTCTGCTGGGGATGCAGGGACAACTCGTAACCGTCGCGCAATACGGCTGTCGTTACGCAGAAATTGGGCAGATATTCATCGATATCGCCCATTGCCGGGGTGCGCCAGATACCTTGCAGGACACTGAAACTGATGGTGTCCGCTGTAGTAATGACATTGGCTTTCCATGCCGCCATATTGTCCTCGGCAATGGAGCCGTATTCCGTCGAGGTCGTGGTGTCAAAAAGATTTCCGAGACCGTCGAGACTGATTCCATCCGTCTGGCGAGCCATAATCTGAGACGAAAGATCGATTCTGATCGCCTTTTTGATGCTCTCAATCTTGCCTTTGGCTAGATCGATCATCGCTTCATCGCCGGTGCACTTGGTCAGATCATCCAGATCCAGCGAATTGGAACCATAGGCGCCGCCCCATCCGAAACGGGCTGCGTCGTAGATTTTCTTCTTCGACTGGTTAATGACGGTCTGAGGACCATACGGGCCGTGATTCGAGGATGCGTATTCCAGGGGCACCTTGATCATAAGGCCGCCGTCAACGGTCTCATGATTTTTGACTTCCCAGTTGTTACGGGCAATGGCATTGCCCATTAATTTATACAGCAAAGCCGATGCCTTGCTAACGATATCAACCGAGTCACCCATCGGAGTTTTCATCCAATAATAGGTACTTACCGCATTCAGTTCATCTAAGAGAGCCATAGCTCAATCTCCTTTCTATTTGAGAAAGGCAAAAAGACTTACCCGCCACGAACTGCCGCCAAAGCCGCTTTCGCGCCGGCGTCAGCCTCTTCACCTGTTACACGTTGAGGGTTAGTTACAGTTCCGGGAGATTGCCCTTTCGGGATCACCTTCCCGGTGGAATCCTTGCCGTGTTGCAGCTTGAGGATTTCCTTAATCTGGTCGCGTTCAGTGGTTGCGGCAGCCGCTATCTGTGCAGCGTCGGCCGCTTTTATGGCAAAATAAGCGCTCATGTTGTCGTGCATACCAGTTCTGTCCTGCGCCAGAAAATCTTTGATTCTCGTCTGCATTTCAGGAGTGTTGAAATCCTTGTTTTCATCAAGGAATTTCTGCTGGCTGGCGACTGAATCCCGGGTGGCCAGTTCTTCTTTAAGGAATCCTTTAGCCGCGCCGAGGGTTTTTTCATGCTGAGACATAGCTGTATATTTGATCAGATCGGAAACAAGTTTCGCCTGTTTGGAAGAAAACTTCTCATCCATCGGGTCGAGCTTTTCAATTTCCGCCTGGATACTGGCCGCCTTTGCATCATATTCCGACGCTTTATCGTCTGGAGTCGCCGTGCCTTTGGGTGCGACACCTTTTGAAATGGCCTCTTTCAATGATTCCGCCAGCATTTGCGCCTGGCTTCTTATCTGGCCGAGCTCATTCCCCTGCTTGTCAAATGCACCCTTCAATTCCGTATGACCTTTAATCAGGTCGGCCACGGATTTAAAGTTGGTGCCGGGAATAAAACCGTTTTCATCCAGTTCTACGGCATTGGGATCAGGTGCAGTATCGCCCTGTTCTCCCACCTGGCCGCGCTCATTCATAAAAGGTTTCAACAACATTTTAAATATCTCGCTCATTTTCTTCATTTTCCGCTCCTTCCTCGGCCAGCGTTGGATTTCGTGTTATCCCTTTTGGGCACGTTAAAACTGGTTGTCCGAATCAGAAAAAATAAAAAAGCCCGGACTCTCTGGCGCATTGCTGCGTTATCCAAAGAATCCGGGCTTAATAAGTAACTCTTAGAGGCTTTCAGTCCCCGTTATTTATTTACGCTTGAAAAATAATCTCCTTGTTCCTGTTTTCAATATTCGCAGAGCCTATATTCCCCTGAGACATATTAAGCTCCACTGTTATTTTAATATTACCAGTTTTTTTTATGCTTTTCAAGTGTTTTATTTGAGCAAACACAGATTCCAGTATTTTTTTTTCTTTTTCATCCATCATGCTTTTTGAACCAGACCACTTTCTTTTAAATATCTTTGGTGTTCTGTTCGTGATGTGATCTTCCGCGCCGCCGAATCCGGTAATGTCATGAGAGCCGACGGCAGCCACTTTACGTCGTTAATGCTATCGCACTGGATAGCTCCGCTTCGTGCGATAATCCGCCTGGCCATTTTTCCACACCCCGGCTTTGAGCATCGCACTTTCTTCGGGATACTGTCCATCCGGTGGACCTTCTCGGTAATCGTCTTACACAGTTTGCATTCATATTGATAGACTGGCATAGCTCACCTCAATGCGGCTTCTGAATATCGCCGGAACCGGCAAGGACCAGACCGGAAACAGCCTGACGATACAGTTTTTTCACCACTTCCTCGGTCACATCGAAATACACATGATTCACCGGTAGGTTTATAACGGCGGGTTTCCACGGGAATTCTCCCACGGCAAAATGATACTGCCCCGTCTCCTTGTCATTAGCAATAACCAGATTGCGCGGCTCTTTGATGGTTAAAACGTCTTTGTTGTCTTTCAGCATATTACCTCCCATTGTTTTTAAGTTGTTCTGACGATGACATGACGAATTGCCTTATCGCCATCGCCTGTTCTTCCGGCAGTCCTGAATCAACAAGGATTTGCAGGGCCTGATCCACTTGTGATTCTGCCGTCCTCTCAACCTCCTCCCTCCAGTTCGGCCAGTTCAGCACTTCCAGTAAACCTTTCTGGCCGATAGCTTTCTGTTCGTATAACTTGAACGCCAATTCCTGATTCTGTAATGACGTTCTTGGCGTTGTAGAGCCGCTTTCAACCACATAGTTGTATTTACGGCCGGCGAAGTTCACACCGAAAAACTCATAGGTTTCATCATCCACATTGACCGAATCGGGCTTTGTTCCGAAATTCTGATACAACCCTATTGCCCATCGGCTGCGTTGCTCTGCCAGGTAATCAATGGATGATGTTTTCGATTGCATCAAGACTGCGTTTCTCTCTTGGAGTGCGACAATCGCCTGCGCTGCAATCACGCCGTTGGGCGCCACGCCCCGGTCCGCGTCCTCAATCTGATAAACCCTGTCGAAGAATTTAACGATCAACTCCAGAACGGCAAAGAAGGTTTGCGGCAGATTAGGCACCTGCATAAATTCGATACGGGCATTGGGGATTGTCGGCATCAAAATAAGTCTTCCGGCATTCTTGATTGTGCTTTCAATCATTTCTTTGGTTATGCCGCAGTTCTTCTGCACGATCAGCGGCGGCGTCATGACGTTGATCACCCAGGCAATCAACTTGGAGAAAATAAGGTTGATCTTGTTGAGAAGGTCGCCCACCTGTTCGGCGGCCGAAAATCCCCATACAGAAATGCCGTCCCGATAAGAATTGGCGTAGTAGTAAGGCAGGCGGCCCCATGGATAGGTATTAATCGCCAATTCCGTAGGCAACTCGGGATTGATATTTGGGTTTGCGCTATCATCCAGGACGATAATCCCGTCTTTCGACTGAGGGTCTTTGCTTTTTGTAATCGTGATTTTGCGGATTCCATCCGAATAAACAGGAACTTTTTTAATAACTTCTTCAAGCACCGGATAACCGGTCTCTTCATCCAGCACGGCTTCTTTCTTCGGTGCCCGGGTCAACGAACGGTCGCTGTTCGGTTATCGTTGTGAAGCTATTATCCCTTACCCATACCTCAATAACCAAACAACGCTTCAGAGATTTGTCCTGCGTCTTCCCGCTGGTTATTGTCATGGGATCGCTGTAATTGCCGATTGATGTATTTTGGGCGCCATAGCCCTCTCCCTTGAATTTCTCTCGCTCTGTGCCCATGAGCTCATAGGCCTCATCTTCCTGCACATTGGTAACGCCAAAGAATGATTCGATATCTGAGACAAATTTAACGTAGGCAAACGCGATATATGGAGCATCTTCACTGATGTTTTCCCAGTATCCGGGAGCTGGGAACACCTGAAACGGATCGATTACGTCAATATCCGGATTGTCCTTAGATTTATCCCAGAACGGCTTTTCTCCGGTATGCCCGTATATTTCCATAGACCGGGCGGATTGCCGTATCTTGGGAAGCTGGTCAGTGTCTTTCCACCATTTCTTAAGGAGCATCGAAAGGATTTTCTCGGAGCCTTCGCCAGTACCGTCCAGATCAACGACCTCGCCGACGGGATTTCTGGCGGTAATGTTGGAGACAGTTCTTTCGATATTGGCGAAATAGAGGTTGATCGGCGTGAGGACTTTCTTGGGTTGCCTGGCGCCCTTCATGCCGGTCTGCTGCTGGGTCTGTTGTCCGCGATAGAGGGCGTAATTATTTACGAAGTCTTGAGGTTTATTGAGGCGTTCTTTTTCGGCCTTAGCCGCGTTAAAGAGCAAATAGGCATACGGACCAACATCCGGATCGTCTTTCGGTGGCAGTTTTGATAAGTTCCATTCTTGTAACATAATAAAACCCCGCTGTTTTTATTCAGACGGGGCATTATGCGCGGTCAGCTTATCAGTCTATGCAGCCGGAAGGCGGGATAGATGATGATATATTAAGATTTTACCGGTTCATTTTTTAAATTCTCCAGTAATTTTATGAGCATTTTAGCACAACGGATTATAACATCAATAATTTTTTTTGAGTCGTCAGACATTAAGATTCCTTTATTGAAAATATTGTGCGTTACTTAAAATCATCTTCTGACGTTCATAATCCGTCAATTCATCCAATGACAATACCTCAACAGTAAGATTGCCCTCTAACGATTTAATCTCTTCCTTGATCCGCCTATAAGCCAAGGTAAGCCTCGTGTGTTCTCCTTTAAGCCAATTTACGTCTTCTTTTAATAATTTATTCTTATTTTCTAATAATTTAATTTGATTTTTTAATTTACTATTCTGCTCAAACACGT